CGAGATGCAGCGTAGTCTCGTGGGCTCGGAGATGTGTATAAGAGACAGGGCCAGATACTTTCCAAGCGACGGATGGACGTGCGATAACTGGGAGGTACCGCAGAACTTGATTACTCACTGGATGCCGCTGCCGGAAGCGCCGGAGGAACACAATGGAAAAGAAAATCCTTGATGTTACGTGCGGTTCCCGCACGATCTGGTTCAACAAAACACATCCGGCCGCAGTGTATTGCGATAGCAGGCGCGAATCATACACTGGAATCTGGAAAAGCACGAAGAATGATTCTGAACGGCAATGTGTGATAGCCCCTGATATACAATGTGACTTCACGGATCTTCCGTTCGCAGATGACACATTCACGCTTGTGATCTTCGACCCTCCACATTTGGAGCGTGCAGGTGAAAACTCATGGATGCGGAAGAAATACGGTGTGCTAAGCGATAACTGGCCGCAGATGCTGCATGATGGTTTTCGTGAGTGTATGCGTGTTTTGAAACCGGATGGGGTTTTGATCTTCAAGTGGTCGGAGGTGCAGATTGAGGCTAAAAAAGTGTGGGAAGCAATCGGAGAGAAGCCACTGTTCGGGCACAGAAGCGGAAAAAATGCAAAAACATTTTGGGGGTGTTTTATGAAATTAGGATTGCCGGAAGCGCCGGAGGGAGGAGACAAGCATGAGTAAAGCTGTTTTGATTAGCATTCGCCCGGAGTGGTGTGAGAAGATCATCAACGGGCGGAAGACCATTGAGGTGCGCAAGACGCGCCCGAAGATGAACCCGCCGTTTAAGTGCTACATCTACTGCACAAAACCGGAGGAAAAGCTACTCACCATTATGAAAGACGGCGATGAGAATTATGGAGAGACGTATCACGGCAAGCCGGTTTTCATAAAGACGGAAAAAGCGCCGACCACTGGCTTATGGGATAAGCGGCAAAAGGTTATCGGGGAATTTACCTGCAACAGGGTAACGAACCTTTTTTCAAACAGCAGATTTTGGCTGGACGAGGATGATGTTTTACACACATGTTTGTCTGCTGCGGAAATGCGAAAATACGCAAATGGTGCGCATGGGTTATACGGCTGGCACATCTCAGATTTGCGCGTTTACGATCACCCGCGCGATCTGGGCGAGTTTGCCCCTGTGTGCAGGTATAAAAATGATGATGGATCGTGTCCGTCGCGCAGGGTTGCTTGCTCATATCAAAAATATGACTACAACCCTGACGGGAGCGTCAATCTTGTTGAGTGTGGGAGGACGCTTGAACGCCCGCCGCAGAGCTGGCGGTATGTGGAGGAAGAACTATGGAACGACTGACTTATTTCAAAGACGGATACTGGCGGGTAAATTTCAGCGGAGTGCAGTACCAGGCGGATTTTGTTGATCGCCTCGCGGCCTACGAGGACACGGGCCTGACGCCGGAGGAAATCAAGGCTCCATTTACGGAGGACACGATGATAAATCTGGCAGCGCAGGCGCTGGGAGTGGAGCCTAGCCGCCTCCGCGAGCTTGCCGAGGCCGACAAGGACGGGCGCGTCATTATATTGCCGTGCAAGGTGTACGAGACTGACGGGGTGAGGGTGTATGAGCACACGGTGCGCGAGGTCATCTACGAGACGGCAGGCGGCCCGGCTTTCGATAAAAATGCAATCGGGAAGAGCATATTTTTAACCCGCGAAGAAGCCGAGAGGGCTTCGCGGGAAACACAAGGGAAGGAGGATGCCGATGGAGCGACTGACAAGCCGGAATGAAGATTGTGTTCTGGTAAATGGGCACGGTCTGTACCACTTAACGATGACCGAAGTCGTTCAGATGGCAGATCGACTTGCGGCCTACGAGGACACGGGGCGGGAGCCAGAAGAAGTAACCGCTCTGGGGAAACTGTTTGATTACGCACTGAAAGAATCAAAAACGCTGACTGAGCAGCTTACATTGCTCCATCACATCCGCGAGCTTGCCGAAGCCGACAAGGACGAGCGCGTGGTGGTGCTGCCGTGCAAGGTGGGCGATAAATTATACAGAGTGTTTGCCGGAGAAATCTTCGAGCACCGAGTCGGGAGCATGAAATACTTCGCAATACAGGGAAAGTGGGACATTGAAACGTACCCGTTCCTCCCATCCGTAGAGAGCGGCATAGGGAAAACAATTTTTCTCACCCGCGAAGAAGCCGAGAAGGCTTTGCGGGAAATGGAGGGCAGGCCATGACCAGAAAACGTGCAAGAAAGATCCTCATGTCTATCGGCACGAGCAGAAACCATGCAAACTGGGGGCTGACGGCAAAGCCGTGCTGGAAGACAAATGCCGGTGTGGTAGAGGACACGCTGACGATCACCCTGTACGCGAAGCTGCTGCGGGCAAGAATGGAGGGCAAGAAGGATGGCTAAGCACATAACAAGCGCACAACTGCAGGAGATAATGGACGCGGCGGAAAGAGGACTCGATGAATACAACGAGGTACTGCGGCGGATCGCCGGAATCGAGGCAAGAGAATATACCTCATACCAGTATTTTGATGAACGCGGCGAATACATAGGCGACGACAACGAGATGCTGCTTGAAGATATACTGGATAACGCAGGTGTGGAGGTACACGATGCCTGAAGAATACATCAGCCGCGAAGCGGCGCTGGAAGATTTTGAAGCCAGCAACGCTCACAATCCGAACTGGACACCTCAGCGTGTGAAAACGCTCCTGCTTCGTCAGCGCACTGCCGATGCTGCGCCGATTGTGTATGGCGTATGGCTGGAGGAAGACGGCATGCAAATCTGCTCAAATTGCGGTGAAGAACACGAATGGGATGACTACCGTGCATCTTACTGCGAGGACTGCGGAGCAAAAATGAGGAGGATGAACGATGCTTGAGGGCTATATCAGCCGCGAAGCGGCGCTGAAAGCAGCGAATGAATGGGTAAACGAGGCGTGCATGGCGCCCGTGATGAGGGTAAGCCGGTTGTTTGATAAGTTGCAAAAAGTGCCCGCCGCCGACGTTGCGGAGGTGGTGTATGGGCAGTGGGAAGGTGAGGGCGACGGATATGCAGACGGCGAGATTGTGCTTGATGTGTGGCATTGCTCTCAATGCGGATACTGCATCGACGACGGCACGGATAACCCGGATTGCCTGCCGAAATACTGCCCCGGCTGCGGGGCGAAGATGGATGGTGCAGCCGAATGAGCGGGCTGCGGTTTGAATCGATGGCGGACATGCCGCCGAGGATGCGGGAGCTGTATGCAAGGCAGAAGCTCGACCTCTCAGGCGCTGCGGCGCCAGCTCCCCTTCGCAAGGGGAGCCGAGGGAATGCGAAGTACCACAACGAGCGGGCGGAGCGGACCGGGGTCCGGTTCGACAGCCAGAAGGAGGCGCGGCGGTATGACGAGCTGATGGTGATGCTCCGGGCTGGCATTATCTCCGATCTGCGCCTGCAACCGCAGTTCACTTTGCAGGAGAGCTACATCACCGAAACCGGTGAGCGCATTCGCGCAGTGCGGTACACGGCGGACTTTTCGTACAAATTCGGCGGCAAGCTCGTCGTCGAGGATGTGAAGTCCACGCCGACGCGGACAAAGGAGTATCTGCGCAACCGGAAATTCATGCGATCAAAATTTGGAATCGACATACAGGAGATTTAAACATGCCGGAAGAAAAAAACGAGAGCAGCCCGCACGCAGGGTGCGGCCTGCCGAAAGGCGGAAACGCCTGCCAGTACGCAAAACTCGCACCGGATTTCTGCGAACGGTGCGGCTGGAATCCGGAGGAGCAGGCGCGGCGCAAGGCGCTGCCGTTCAAAAAGAGCGAGGACGGCCTGCTGCACAAGGATATCAGCACCAAGGAATAGGCAATCAGCCGGGGAACCTTATTTTTTGGACATATGCCGCAGCCGCTTTGCCTTGAGACGGCTGCGGGAGGATCACCCTGGCTTTGCACCCGGCGCACGGAAAGCTCCCTCAAGCTCTGTGCGCCGGGGATAAAAGGCGCGTGTAGAACGTGCGCGCGAACGGAACCCGTCAACGTTACCCCACACGGGGGTCTCGCATAGCCTCCGTGCATCGCTTGCCTCCTTTTTATAAGCCGCCTGACGGCAGTCAAGGGCGGCTCGCCCGGAAATGCGCAGCGTCTGACAAGCGAGCGCGGCGCGCCGGTGCGCAGACGGTGAAAGCCCGTCCTGCCCACGGGGGCCGGAATACCGGCCCCCAGACGAAAGGAAGAACGCCATGAAACAGGAATTAGTCAAACTGATCTGTCCGCAGTGCGGGAAGGAATTTTACCGGACGCCGAGCTATCTGCGGCAGTACAGAACATACAAGCCGTGCTGCTCACCGAAATGCAGGAACGCAAACATCAAAGCAGTGCGGGCCGAAGGACACATACAATGCGGAGAGCGCATGCGCGCCGAAAACGGCGAGCTCCGCCTGCCGCACAGCCGGGTAAACATCCGTATTACAAGGCCAATCGAGATCTATCCGGAGCTGAGCCCGGTCGTCGGGCAGATCTACCCGGCGGAAAGATACAGCCCGCCAACAAGCACAAAGCGGTACGGCTATGTGATCCAGTCCGGCGGCAAACGCATCAATATCCGCGCCGATGAGTGCGTGGAAGTGTGAAAGGAGCATTAAAATGGCAGAAATCATGGGAACTTTTGCGCACGACCTCGACAATTTTGTCGCGTACTACGAAAAGCTGAATTGGGATACCAGTTTCCGGGGCGAGGCATACCCGCCGCGCATCGTCATGGAGCAGTCCACGCCGCCGCTTTTCATAGTGGAGGACGGCCAAAAGAAACTGGTGCCAAATCCGACGATTCAGATTATTGGCCGACCGGAGACTGAGGTTGTTACGACCGGCAAACTGCAGATCAGCAAAAAGGATTTCACAAAGCTGTGCAACCGCGCATCCGCGCTGCTGGAACTGTTTCTGCATGGATTCATGCAGGAGCGAAAGGAAATGGAGGCGGCGCAGGAATGAGCAAGAAAGACAAGCGCTGGGAAGCGCTGCGGCTTGGAAAAAAGGACATGAGCTTTGCGGAGATCATGCAGGCAATAGGGGCGTGCAGGGCGGACGACTGCGACAAGTGCCTGCTGAACGGCGGCCCCATCGCAGGATGGTTCCCGGAGGATGTGCCGGACTGCTATACCGTGCTGCTTAAAAACGCGGAGAAGCAGCTGCGCCGCACCGGGGATTGGTGGCGCTGGGATGATATCTTCCGTGTCTACCGCTGCCCGGTCTGCGGCAGGCCGGAGAAGCCACATATCGAAGTCTGGAAAAATGGAGGCGTGAAGCGCGTTTTGCCGCGCCAGTGCCAATACTGCCAAGCAACACTGGAAGGGATAGAAGGAGAAGAAAATGATCATTGAGATTTTGGAGCTTGCTGCTGCGCTGGAATGGATCGCGCTGGGCGTGCTGGTATACCTCAAGGCGCGCAGCCTGAGCCGCAGACTGGATGCGCTGTGCGGCAAGCTGCCAATCGGCCCGGGGCCAGATCCTGCGGGCAAAAAGGGCCCGTGGGGGATCTGCCCGGAATGTGGGGCTGTCGGCTATTGCTACTGGGATGAAAAAACAGATACGCGCACGTGTATGGCGTGCGGGCACAAGGACAACGGCACTATCCGCTGAACGCATGGCCGGAATCTCCGGCCACGCTTTGAGCGGGCAGATGGCCCTATAGGGGCGGACGGCTCTGTCCGCCCGGGAGAAAGAGGTGTGGATGATGGCAAAGAGGCACAAGCGCAGGCTGTTTACCGGGGCGGTATGTACGCAGATCGTTTATACCGTGTCCGATGGCGCGGACAAAAAGACCAGCAAGCCGCGCAAGCCGCGCTTCCAGACGCAGGCGGAGCGCGATGAATTCAACGGCAAGCAATCGCTGGATCGGCTCGTTGCGCTGATGAACGCCAATTTCTCGCCCACAAGCCTGTATTCCACCCTGACATTGGATGCAGAAAACGAGGTACATACCGCAGAGGAAATGCGCAGAGTGCGCGACAACCTTGTGCGCCGCATGCAGTATCACTATCCGGAGGCCAAAATCGTTGCTTTCTACGGAAGAGGAAAAACAACCAATCGCTTCCATTTACACCTGGTAACAGAGGGGATCCCAGAAGAAGCCATCGGCGGGCTTTGGGGGTTCGGCAGCGTGATCGAGGTTCGGCACCTGCGAAAGCACAACTATTATATAGATGAGCAGGGAAAAAAGGTCGACCACGGCCAGGACTACACAGCACTTGCCAGTTACCTGCATGCGCACTGGAGAAAAGAATTCGGCGGCCACCGCTACAAGGCAACGCGCAATTGTATCCGCCCCGAGCCGGAACCTGCAACCGAGGCCGTGCGCGAGTACAGCCCCAAGCATCCGCCCGTCGCCCCGCGCGGCTATATCCTCGTCGAGGCACGGACGACAAAGTACGGGTATCAATATTATAAGTATGTAGTCGATCCAAGATCAGAGCACAAGCGGAACGGGAGCCGCTTAAATTAAGCCTTGTATATGCGTAAGGTTTTAGCACGAAGCAGGAAGGAAGTGGGGAAGTGTCAAAGCCGAGATACTGGTGGTACTGGAACGTCTGCCGCACCATCGGCGAATTCCCGAAACTGGACAGACAGGTTCGGGACATGAGCCGCCAGAAGATCACGCCGGGATATTCTGCACAGCCGGGCGGACATTCCGCCGGGCGCGCCGTCGAGGATATCGCTGTGCGCGTTTTATCTTCGCGGGAGTACGAGGACTATGCTGCCGTGCAAGCCGCGATCAATACCGCACAGACATGGCGGGACGGAGCCGATGTGCTGGAGATCGTGCGCCTGCACGCATGGATCTGGCCGAGGGAAAGCCTGGAATCCGCCGCGCGCCGGGTGCATGTCAGCCAGTCGACAGCCAAGCGCATGTACAGCCGTTTTGTATACGAAGCGGCGCGGGAGCTTGGCTATCGCAAAAATTGAGCCAACAGGGCCAAAAAAATGTGCTACAGTGATAGCGTGAAGAATTGGAGGGAACAGGATGCAGCCATGGGCCGCGCGCTTTTACGCATCCGCGCGCTGGAAGAAATGCCGCGCCGGGTATATCAAGTTCCGCCGGACCATCGATGGCGGGCTGTGCGAAGAGTGCCGGGACAAGCCGGGCTACATCGTCCACCACAAGCGGGCGCTGACACCGGACAACATCACCGACCCGGACATCAGCCTGTCCTACTCCAACCTCGAGTTCGTCTGCAAGGACTGCCACGATCAGTTTGACGGGCACGGTGTCGCAAAATCTCTGACGCAAAAAATTTTCTTCGACGCCGCCGGCGACCCGATCCCCCCCGTCGCGCGAGGCCGGGGCGCCGGCTGAATCACCGCACGCCCTACCTCGGAAGAATACGCAGGCCGTTCACGAGGCCTCCCTACAAAAGCGCGGCGATAAGTAATCTACGCGCACGCGCGGACAGACGGCAAAAATCACGCGAAAAGGAGGCGGTTTTTGTGGCGAACAGGCAGGAAAAGACAAAGGAACAGCGTATCCGCGCCGAGAAGACCAGACTCCGGAGGATCTACAAGCTTCTGCCGAAGGAAGCGGCCGGGACTGTCGCGGGACTCATCGATCAGGCAGCCTTTATGCGCATCGAGTGCGAGGATATGGCGGACGACCTGCGGGAAAACGGCTGGACGGAGAAATTCCAGCAGTCGGAGCGATTGGAGCCCTATGATCGCGCCCGGCCCATCGGGCAGGCATACAACTCGACAAACGCGAACTACCAGAAGATCATTAAGCAGCTCACGGCGCTCCTGCCGAAGCCGGACACCGCGCAGAAGCAGGAGGACGACGGCTTTGCAAGCTTTGTCCGGGAGCGTGACGAGGAATGAAACTCACGCGCTACCAGGCGACCTACAACCCCATCCTCGAATACTGGCAGGCCATACAGGACGGCCGCGAAGTCGTCAGCCTCAAAGTGCAGAAAACCTACCGGCACGTTGTAGAGCAACTGGGAGCGGAAAACTCCGAGTTTTACTACTCGCCGAAACGTGCCAATCACGTCCTAGAATTTTTTGAAAACTACTGCCACCACTCCAAGGGCAAGGCGGGCGGACAACTCGTCCGGCTGGAGCTATGGGAAAAAGCGCTGCTGGCGACTGTCTTCGGGTTTATCGACATCGAGGGAAACCGCCAGTACCGCGAGGCCATCCTCATCGTCGGCAAGAAAAACGGCAAATCGCTGCTGGCCTCCGGCGTCGGCCTGTATCTCCAGCTTGCGGACGGCGAGGCTGGCCCAGAGGTTTACGCCGTGGCAACCAAGCGGGACCAGGCGAAGATCATCTGGCAGGAAGCAAAGCGCATGGTGCAGAAATCACCGGCGCTGCGCAAACGGACGCGCTGTCTGGTCGCTGAGCTGGACAGCGATTTCAACGACGGCGTTTTCAAGCCGCTGGCCTCTAACAGCGACACCCTTGACGGCCCCAACATCCACGGGGCCATGATGGATGAGATACACCAGTGGAAGAGCGGGCGCGCCCTGTACGACATTATTGCCGACGGCGTGACGGCCCGTGAGCAACCGCTGATCTTTATCACCTCCACTGCGGGCACCATCCGCGAGGACATCTACGACGAGAAATACGAAGAGGCCGAGCGCATCATAAACGGCTACGAAGATCCGGACGGGTACCACGACCCGCGCCGGATCGCGTTTATTTACGAGCTCGATAAGCGCAGCGAGTGGACAGACCCGGACTGCTGGAAAAAGGCAAATCCGGGGCTCGGGACGATCAAGTCCTACACGGCCCTCAAAGAGCGGGTAGAGCGGGCGGAGAAAAACCCGGCCCTCGTCCGAAACCTCGTCTGCAAGGATTTCAACATCCGCGAAACGTCCTCCGAAGCCTGGCTCAATTTTGAGCAGCTGGACAATCGTGACACCTTCCAGCTCGACAAGGAAAACCGCCGCCTGATCTGGCAGCACCACATGGCGGACGGCAAGACGCAGGAGCGCGTGCTTTCCTACCCGCGATACGGCATCGGCGGCGCGGACCTCTCCAAGACCACTGACCTGACGGCGGCGAAGGTGCTGTTTCAGGTGCCAGAGCTGCCGGAGATCCTGTTTGTGCTGCAGATGTACTGGCTGCCGCAGGATCTTTTGGAAAAGCGCGTCACGGAAGATAAGATCCCATACGACAAGTGGCATGAGCGCGGGCTGCTCAGATTATCAGAGGGAAACAAGATCCGCTATGAGGACGTCAAAGCATGGTTTGTCGAGGTGCAGGAAGACCTCGATATTTTTCTGCCGTTTTTCGGATACGACGCCTGGTCTGCGGCCTATTGGGTAGACAGCATGGCGGACTACTTCGGGGCCGAAGCCATGATCCCAGTGCACCAGGGCGTAAAGACGCTGTCCGAGCCAATGAAGCGCTGCGGAAACGACCTCGAATCCAAACGCATTATTTACAACAACCACCCGATCGACAAGTGGAACCTCGCAAACACCGCCTACGACGAGGACAAAAACGGCAATATCCAGCCGCACAAAACGAGCAAGTCAACGCGCCGCATCGACGGAACGGCGGCCCTGCTAGACGCCTACACGATCTATGATCAGAAGCAGGCGGAATACACCAGTATGCTCTAGGAGTGAGACAATGGGATTTTTTAAAAACCTCCTGACGAATATCACGACGACCAAGCGCGTTTCGACCGTGCAGATGGTGCAGGAGCGCGGGAATGGCTTTTACAGCTACAACGGAAAGATGTACCAATCCGATATCGTCCGCGCCTGCATCCGGCCCAAGATCAAGGCCATCGGCAAGCTGACGGCAAAGCACATCCGGGAGACAGTCACGGCCTCGGCGCGGAAGCTCGCCGTCAATCCGGAGCCGTATATCCGGTTCCTGCTCGAGGAACCGAACCAGTACATGACAGGCCAGCTGCTGCAGGAGAAGCTGGCCGCGCAGCTGGTCCTCAACAACAACGCCTTCGCCGTGATCCTGCGGGATGAAAACGGCCTGCCGAACGCCATTTTTCCAGTCGCGGCCATGCAGGCAGACGCTGTCTATGACGCGGGCGGAAATTTGTATCTGAAATTTTACATGCAGAACGGCAGCGTCCTGACGTTTGCCTATGACGATATCATCCACCTGCGCGGGGACTTTTACGAGAATGATATCTTCGGCGACCCCATTGCTCCGGCCATTGTGCCGCTGATGGAGATCGTCACCACGACGGATCAGGGCATCGTCAAGGCCATCCGGAATAGCGCCGTCATCCGCTGGCTTTTGATGTTCGCAGCCTCCATGCGCGCGGAGGATATCAAGAAGCGTGCGCAGGACTTTGCCGACAGCTTCCTCAATGTTTCCAACGGCACGGGCGTCGCGGCCGTAGACGCAAAGGCAGAGGCGAAGCAGATTGACCCGAAGGATTACGTCCCGAACGCCGCCCAGATGGACAAAACCACGCAGCGCATTTATGCCCTGTTTAACACCAACCCGCATATCGTCACGTCCATTGCGACGGAGGACGAACAGAGCGCGTATTTTGACGCCGAGATCGAGCCGGTGCTGAAGCAGCTCAGCGGCGAGTACACCCGCAAGCTATTCTCCCGGCGCGAGCGCGGCTGCGGGAATCGCATCGTATTCGAGGCGTCCGCGTGGGATTTCGCGTCGACCTCGACAAAGCTGAACCTTTTGCAGCTGGTCGACCGAGGCGCGCTGACGCCGAACGAATGGCGGCGTGCGTTCAATCTTGCACCGGTAGACGGCGGAGACAAGCCGATCCGCAGACTGGACACGCAGCCGGTCGACCGGAACACCACGCAGAAAGGAGATGAAACCACATGAAGATCAGCATTCGCGGGCCCATCGTATCCAGCAACCTGCACCGCTTCTATCAGTTTTACGGAATGGAGGCGACGAGCCCGAGATCCGTAGCCGACGCACTTGCCAAGGGAAACGGCGAGCGGGCCGAAGTCGAGATCAATTCCGGCGGCGGCGAGATCTTCGCCGCGAGCGAGATCTATACCGCCCTGCGCAACTACGCAGGCGGCGTGATCGTCCGAATCGTCGGACTCGCAGCTTCGGCCGCGTCCATCATCGCCATGGCGGGAGAATCAGAAATGACGCCTACCGGCATGATGATGATCCACAACGTCCAGACAAAGGCCAGCGGCGATTACCGCCAGATGGAGCACACCGCAGGGACGCTGCGCGACGCCAACCACGCCATCATCTCGGCCTACGTCGCAAAGACCGGCAGGCCGGAGGCGGAGATCGCCGCCATGATGGACGCAGAAACATGGATCACAGCGGAGCGGGCCGTAGAACTCGGACTCGTTGACCGCGTGATGCAGCCGGACACCGGCCAGAAGCCGCTGGCAGCGGATTTTTATTCCGGCATGCTCAGCGAAGACGCGCTCCGGCGCGCGGAAAACTTTTTAAAAGGTCAGGCCGCAGAGCCTGATTTTTTTATGCCCGAACGGGCGCAGGCAGAAGCAAAACTGAAATTTTTAAAACTCAAAGGAGAATTGAAATGACAAAGGAATTTTACAACATCCAGCGCCAGAAGCTCATGGACGACGCCCAGAAGCTGCTGGACGAAGGCAAGACCGCAGAGGCGCAGGCCAAGATGAAAGAAGTCGAAGCCCTCGACGCCAAGTTTGAGGAGGAAGCCAAGATTCAGGCAAACCTCAACGCCCTTGCGGGCCAGAAGGTAGCGGCCCCGGCAGCGGCATCGCAGTCCGTCGACCTGTCCGGCACAGCAAAGACTCCGGACGTGCTCGACCGGTACGATACCGACGAGTACAAGCGGGCCTTTATGAACTACGTTTTGACCGGAAAGAAGATCCCGGCAGAGCTGACCAATGTGGACGCAAACACCAAGACCTCCGACGTTGGCGCGGCCATCCCGACCACGACGCTGCAGAAGATCTACGAGAAGATCGAAGCGACCGGAATGATCCTGCCGCGCGTGACGCACACGTCCTACAAGGGCGGCGTGACCGTCCCGACCAGCTCCGCCAAGCCGACGGCCTCCTGGGTTGCCGAGGGCGTAGGATCCGACAAGCAGAAGAAGGCGCTCGGCTCCATCACGTTCGCCTACCACAAGCTGCGCTGCGCGATCTCCATGTCGCTTGAGGTATCCATCGTGACCTACCCGATGTTTGAGTCGCAGTTCGTCGCCAACGTGGCCGAGGCCATGGTCAAGGCCGAGGAGCAGTCCATCATCAGCGGATCCGGCTCCGGCCAGCCGAAGGGCATCACCAAGGAAACCGTCGTGACCGGCCAGAACATCGACATCGCTGCCGCAACGACCGCGCTGGCGTACACCGATCTGGTCAAGGCAGAGGCCGCGCTGCCGCAGGCTTACGACGCAGACGCCGTCTGGTGCATGTCGAAGAAGACCTTCTTCGAGCAGATCGTCGGCATGGTCGACGACAAGAAGCAGCCCGTCGCCCGCGTCAACTACGGACTCAGCGGCAAGCCGGTCTACTCGCTCTTTGGCCGAGAGGTCGTCCTCGTCGGCGACTATCTGCCGTCCTTCACGGCGAGCGTGACCGCGGACACGATCTTTGCGTTCATTTTCAATTTCAAGGACTACCTCTGGAACGAAAATCTGGGCATGACCTTCCGCAAGTACACCGACAACGCGACCGACGACGAGGTCACCGTCGCGCTGGCGCTTGTCGACGGTAAGGTCGTCGACAAGAACAGCCTCGTCACGCTGACCAAGAAGAAGGCCTAACGGCGCGCGGCCAACAGGGAGGGATAACCAATGGCTTTGATCAACGTTGCAAAAACCGCCCTGCGGCTGACCACAAACGCCCTTGATGACGAGCTAAAAGACGAGATCGACGCCTGTCTCATGCGCCTGCACCTTGCGGGCGCAGAGGGAGCGGACGAAGATCCGCTGGTAAAGGACGCCGTCCGCGCATACGTCCGCTGGCAGCATGATTTCTGCGGCCGGGGCGAGGAATGGAAGACCTGCTTTGCAGATATCCGCGACGCTATGGGGCTGTCCGACGATTACCGGGCAGTCCAAGCCAGCGGCGGAGCAGGAGGTGCTTGCTGTGATCTTTGACACGCAGATCACGCTGCGCCTGTTCTCCTACCCCATCGTAAACGGCCAGACGACGGAAAAGCTCGAGCGGGAGACCAGCGTCTGGGCTGCCCGCAAGTCCGTAAACCGCGCCGAGTATTATCAGGCCGCGCAAGCCGGCAAGCGCACGGACGCAATTTTCCGCATGCACAGCGCGGAATACGGCGGCGAGCAGCAGCTCGTCTGCGGCTCCGACGTCTTTGACGTCGTCCGCAGCTACGGGCAGGAAACAGAGGAAATCGAGCTGACCTGCAAACGGAGGGACGGCGCATGATGATCTATGAGGCGCTATCAAGCCTGGGCGTTCCGGTCTGCCATCCGCCATACAAGGGCGGGGAAGAAACCTACGTCACCTATCAGCTGCTCGGCCAGTCCGGCCAGATCTACGCCGAGGGCGGAGAGGCCGAGACCGGCGTGCAGTACGCCGTTTCCATCTTCGCCGAGGGCTTTGCCGCCGGGCTTTTAAAGTGCGTAAAAGCCGCGCTGGAGGCCGCTGGCTACATCGTCACCGTAGACATGGAAACCTACGATAAGGAAACAGGACGCACGCAGATCGCGCTCATAGCCGAAACGGAGGGCGCGGAGTATGGCTAACATCTCTATCACCGGTGTCGACGAGCTCATGGCCACGCTCCAAAAAGCGAATGTCTTTGATGAGGACATGCAGAAGGAACTCCTGTACGCCGCCGGGGATATCATCGTCGAGGAGCTGCAAAATGCCGTCCGGGCGAGCGGGTTCCGAACGGAAGCCTACGCCTCCAGCGTGAAATACCGCAAAACCATCAAACGCGACAAAAACGGAGACCCGTATATCACCATCACGGCAGTCGGCAAAAACGAGCACGGAACGCGCAGAGCGACCGTGCTTTTTGTTTTGAATTACGGCCGTGCGAAGGGGTACGGGCAGATCACAGGAACTTATTTTTGGACAAAGGGTGTCCGCAACGCGCAGAAGCGCGTGAACGCGGAACTCGAAAAAATCCTCACACAAAAGCTGAAAGAAAGGGGCTTACTGTAATGCCTAGTTTTGACTTACGCGGCATCCGGGCGGGAAAGTATAAAAACACGTCCGGCACCGTGACCTACACAGAGCCGACAGACGTCGGCGACGCCATGAGCGCGCAGCTGGAACTCAAGTTCGCCGAGGGCCGCCTGTACGCGGAATCCAAGCTTGCGGAGTATATTAAGCTTGCCACCGGCGGCACGATCTCGCTGGCTGTCAAGTACATCAAAAGGGCCGCACAGGCCATGCTCTACGGCTGCACATCCGATACGAGCAAGGAAAATCTGAAATTCTCGGCCAAGGACATCGCAAACTATGTCGGCGTCGGCTTTTACGCGCCGGATAAGATCGACGGCGTGACCAAATACACCTGCGTCTGGGTGCCGAAAGCGCTGTTCGGCCCGCCCTCGCTGTCCTACCAGACCAAGGGCGAGAACATCCAGTTCAACACGCCGACCACGACCGGAGAATTCCTCGCGGACGATTCCACCGACGAGCTGCTGCTCGAGACCGAGACCGTCGACACCGCGGCGGAGGCCGTTGCCTGGATCAAGGGAAAGTTGGGTGAGACCTGATGGAGACGACCAAGTTTGACTTTGTAGACTACGAATTCGAGGGCAGGACCTACCGGCTCGTCTGCAACATGAATGTCGCAGCGTATGTGCAGGATGAATACGACGGCAATCTTCTGCAGGCGCTTGACCGGATCCATGGAATCAAAAGCACGCTGGCCTTTCTGGCCGGCATGCTGACCGACGCCGCCGACACGCAGGGGATCAAGGACGAAAACGGGCTGCCGCTGGTATTTACCAGGAAGCAGCTGGGCCGGAAGCTCACGCTTTCGCAGACGATCGAAGCCGGAAAACTGATCTATCCGCTGGTCTGGGCGGAAGTAGTCGAGAAAAATCAGGCCGGAAAAGAGCAGAAGGAAGACGAAAAAAACTGACACCGCCGGGGAAACCGAAGCAGTTGGGCTTTGATTTCCCCGGCTTCCTCGCAATCTGGCTCTTCCAGCTGCATCTGCCGGAGCGGGATTTCTGGAAAACCATGTCCCCGCGCCGCATAACGCTCCTGCTTGACGCGCTTGCGCCGCAAAAGCAGCCGGAGCAGCAGGAACAGCCGCAGAGCCTGTCGGCCTATCTGAACGGAGGCACCTAACATGCCGAACATCAATACAAAATTTACGCTTTCGGGCGAAAAAGAATACAAGCAGGCCATTTCCGAGATCGGAAGCGGCATGAAGGTGCTGGACTCGGAAATGCGCAAGGTATCCTCTGCCTACGCGCAGAACGCGGACAGCGTAGAGGCCCTAAACGCCAAGAATGACGTCTTAGAGCGCAAGATTTCCACGCAGGTGGAGAAGATCGAGTATCTCAAGGCTGCGCTCCAGCAGTCCGCCGAAAAATACGGCGAGGCAGACAAGCGCACCATGCAGTGGCAGACCAGCCTCAACAACGCCGAGGCTGAGCTGAACAATCTCAACAACCAGTTTGACGAGAACAAGCAGAAGATCGCGGACTCCGGCAAGGAGATGGGCAACCTCGGCGACGTAGTGAATGGCCTGACTTCAAAGCTTGGAATCCAGCTGCCGGACAGCATGAAATCATCCATGAACGCCATGGGCAGCCTCGATGCACAGTCGCTGGCGCTGGCTGGCGGCTTTGCTGCCGTCGCGGCGGCGATTGTCAAGGCAGAAAAAGCCATGATCTCCATGACGAAGGAGTCCGCCGCCTTTGCCGACAACATCATCACGCTATCCATGCAGACCGGCCAGTCGACACAGCAGCTGCAGGAGTTTGCCTATGCGTCCGAGCTGATCGACGTATCCGTTGACACCCTGCAGGGAAGCCTGACAAAGCTGACCAACAACATGCAGGATACGATGAACGGCACGGGCAATGCGAAGGCATCCTTTGAGGCACTGGGCGTCTCCGTGACCAATGCCGACGGCAGTATGCGCAGTGCAAACGACGTTTTTTATGAGACGATTGACGCGCTCGGACAGGTAAAAAACGAAACCGAGCGGGACGCAATGTCCATGGACATTTTTGGCCGTTCGGCGCAGGATTTGAATCCGCTGATCATTCAGGGCTCGCAGACTCTCAAGGCCTACGCAGACGAGGCGCACAACGTCGGGTATGTGCTCGACGACGAGGCGCTTTCTGCCCTCGGCGCGGTAGACGACGCATACCAGCGCCTGCAGAACACGCAGGAGGGCGTGAAAAACCAGCTGTCAGCCGAATTCGCCCCATACCTCGAAGAATTCTACGGAGACGTGACCACAATGGTAAAGGACGGCGGCAAGGCGCTCAAGGACTCCGGCATTGTCGACTCGTTCGGCATGTTGCTGGATACCGTCGGAGATATCCTGAACCCCATGTCCGACTTATCCAACAACCGCGTCCCGGCGCTGACCAAAGCGCTGCAGCCCCTCGCAAAAGTCATGGCGCTCATGGCCGACGCGGCAGAGCTTTTAAAAGGCGTCATCAACTTCAGCACCGGCCACATCAGCGAGGGCTGGGGACAGATGACGCACGCGCTTGGTTTCGGCTACTCCAGCGGAAACGGAAACAATTATCAAAATCTGCTCGACAGCTACACAGAGCAGCAGTGGGGGCAGAGCGCGGCAGACCTCGCCAAAGCCTACGAGGACGCAGTTGCCCGCGGCGACCCGTCCACCATCGGCATCACAGAGGACGAATGGGTTCGCCGCTATCTGGGCGGCAACGCCTCCGGCACGGACAACTGGTACGGCGGCTTCACGCGGGTCAACGAAAACGGCCCGGAGCGCATCTATCTGCCGTCCGGATCGCGCATCCAGACAGCCAGCGAAACGCGCTACACCTCCGGCGATACCTACAACACAACCGTCTACGTTGATCATGTGGACGACCTCGACACCATCCTCCGCATCGCCAAAAACGCACGCATTACAGCCAGAATGGGGGCGAAGTAAATGCCGATCTTTACAGTGCAGGCGAGTGGGTCAACAGCAGTTGCAAAGAACCACCCGAATACAAACTACTCAAATCTTGCACAGTACAAGTTGTTTGTGGACCCGTTTACGGGGGAAGCAGGAAACGTCAAGCAAGGGGATAACATATATATCAAATTCCCTGTGCCGGGAGATGCGTATAAATTTAAACGCGTAACAAAGGTGACGCTTACAATATACGCACAGCCGACAAAAGAAAGCGAGACTGGGTATAAACAAATTTGGGCATATGTGAACGGGCTGGCAAGCCCACTCGATGTGAGCACAGTAACATATGTGACTAGGCCGAGCGTTTACAGACAGAGCATTTCGCAGCACGCCGATGGATATTGGTCTACGCTGAACGAGATTATACAGCTAAGTGCAGATTATACGCCATACAGTGAAGAACGCAAAACAGAATTAAAAAGCGGCATAAAGAATGGATTTGTTTTTGCGTTCAGAGGAGCGCCGTCTGGAACAAGCGAAGCAATTTTTTATGGGGAAAAATCAACGCGAAAGCCGTTCCTGACATGCGAGTACTCAAACGACAATGTCGGAATAAAAGCAGACAATTTTTCCCCATCGTCAGGAGCGTTCGTAAACAGGTTTCAAAAAAACACATTTACATGGGACGCCGAGGATGACACAGATCTCACGCAGGTTTGCTTCGCAGAGGTGAAACAAACCGCTGCTGTTTTTGAGTGGCGCGTAAAAAACGCAAGCACATCAAAAACGATAAGCGTATCTGGCTCGACGACCTCTTGCACGGTCCCGGCAAACACATTCCCGTCCGGGACGCTCGAATGGCGCGTAAAGGTGACGGCAAACAGCGGCACGACAACGACGTCCGCATGGCAGGAGATCACGACAACAGACGTTACCCCGACGGCCAAGCCCGTCTCCCCTTCCGGCATCGTCATCGACGCGACAATCGTCAACCGCTTTTCGTGGAAGCACATCATTTCCACCGGCACGCCGCAGAGTAAAGCGGATCTGCAGTGGTCCGCCGACGGTACGACGTGGAACACCCTTGCGACCGTCGCGGGAGAAAACCAGTATTACGACGTTCCGGCGAACAAATTCACAAGCGGAACAAAATACTGGCGCGTGCGCACCTACAACACAGACGGCACGCCGTCCGAATGGAGCGACAAGGCCGAGTTTATCGCCATCAACGCCCCATCGGCCCCGTCCATCGTGATCCAGTCCACTGGCCCGCGCCCGCGCATCACCTGGCAGACCTCCGAACAAGAAGCCTATCAGCTGACGCTGTCCAGCGGCTATGCCTCCGGCACGGTCTACGGCACCTGTCTCTTATACACATCTGACGCTGCCGACGATCTTACGCGTGT